GCCCCGGCAAAGACATGCTAATCCCGGTTCGACTCCGGGCGCGCCCATGGTGATCTGCCCGATCACAGGAAGAACGGCAGCAGGTGGCTTATTTGAAAGTAATCATAGCAGGTCTTTAAGGATAAGTGTCACGACACCGGCAGCCGTTTGAGTGGCAGCGAGAAGCACGGCGGGACAGCCATCGGATCCGCTGAGCCTGGTGCAATTCCAGGCGGCCGCATCTCATGAGAAGAAAGAGAGAACCAGATGGAAAACAGAACATGCGGAACATGCGCATATCAGGACTTCATCAACTGCATAAAGCCGAGGAGATTCGGATGGTACTGTGATAATAAAAAATCCGAACAATATGAAGAATTCATAACTGACCGGCATAGCTGTGAGCATTGGGCAGCAGAACGTGCCACAGAAGAGCCGGATATCTATCTGGAATATGATGAAAGATACAACATTCTTCGGGGAAGGCCTCGAATCCGGAAAGAGATCCCGGACGGGCGCACGGCACTGGAGCAGCTGCGGAAGAGAAAACAGGCAGCAGCAAATTCTTACTAATTAAGAAGAAACAGATATAGCAAAAAGACGATAGAAGGGCGCGGCCCTTTTATCATCTTGATTTAGCCTTTAACTTTAGGACCATCGGCATGTACTGGAAACGAGAAGAGAGATATGGCAATCGAATCACGATCAGAAAGTATCATGCATTTGATGCGCAGGGGCAAAAACGGCGAAGAAGGAAACAGAACCCGACAGAGGAATCCGTCCGGAAGGCGAATGAACGGAATGCCGAGAGAAAGCTGAGGATGCTGCTGATCAACAATTTTGACAAAGGAGATCAGTTTCTGACACTGACATATAGAGAGCAGGAACGGCCAGATATAGAGATGGCAAAGAAAATGCTGAAAAATTTCCTGCGGCGGCTGCGGCGGGCGTATGAAGCAAAAGGGTATAGTCTGAAGTATATCGTGGTAACGGAGTGGCAGGGGAAGAACATCCATCATCACATGGTGATTAACAGCATTCCGGAACTGTCGGCATTGCTGGTAGATCAGTGGGGACATGGAGGAATCCACAGCACTCCGTTATACAAAGATTACGATTATGGCGGATTAGCCGGGTATCTGATCAAGGAGACCAGCAAAACCTATAACATGCCAGGCAGCCCGTTCCGGCAGCGGTGGACATGCTCAAAGAACTTGGAACAGCCGCAGGTGGAAAAGCAGCTGATCAGGGCTGACTCGTGGAGAGAAGAGCCAAAGGTTTCGGAAGCACTGCAAGCAGCTGGCTATATGATAGACAGGGATAGCATCATCAATGGCGTGGATATCTTCGGGTATCCATTCCAGGAATATACAATGATCAACCGATCATGGACAGGAGAAAGGAGCGGGAGCAGAACAGATGGCAATACTGGATATCGAAAAGGGGCACATCCTGACGGGCATCATGCAGAGCGAAATCGAGGATAAAAAGGCGAGGACGCAGATAGGGGATCATGTCCGTGTAAAGAAGTGGCTGGAGGATCAGGACGGCACGTACAGGAATATCGAGCTCGAGGCGAAAGTCCTGGCAAAGTCGCGGCATGTAGTGGTGACAGACCGCGGCACATTCCAGTGGAAAGAGCTGCTGTTGAAAAACGAGAAAAGACAAAGGAAAAGAAGGGTAAAGGCAGAAGAGCAAATTATTACTTGAGGCGTGTGAACATCATGGACAGAGAGACGTTGAAACAATATGACGCACTGCGAGAAGAACAGAGGGACATAGCGAAAAGAATAAGAAGGCTACAGAAGGAAATGGAGAAGCTGTTAAATGAGCCTGTAGCGGATACTGTTAAAGGCACAAGGGAGGATGGAACATATGGATCCATAACGATCAAAGGAATTGCATATCCTGAGTATGACAGGGCAAAAGCTCAGCTGACGAAGAAGATCGAACGATATGAGGATATAGAACACAAAGTCAAAGCGTTAGCTGATGAAATAGAGAAATACATCATTGATGTTTCTGATCCACGGATCCGGACGTTTATGAGAATGAAGTACATTGATGGATTATCATGGCGGGATATATCAAGACGATACGGCAAAGCACCATCATGGGCATTTCGCAAAGTAGATGAATATTTAAAAAAGAGCGCCGCGGGAAAACGGCGCTCCGGAAAATCACAATGAGTTTACTGTTCGAGAAACTTCACGATAGCGTCCTTAACTACTTGAGCCTGAGAGATGCCTTCAGCTTTGCACTTTTCCTTGAAAGCGGCAGCCAGTTCTTTAGGGATGCTGGCGACGATCTGCGTGTAGACTTTTGTGTTATACTTCCGTTTAACTACGGATGATGTGGTTGATTTCCTTTTCTGTTCTGCCATCATTTGTCCTTTCGCTTTGTCAGCTGAATAAGATTATAGATTCCGAGGGCGAGAGCCACAGCGGAAATCAGCATGTCAAGAACAATCTAACGCAATTCCAGATTGAAATCAAAAAAAACGGAACGCATACTGAAAAGTGGAAAGCGAGACCTTGCCGGGTTCCTTCGTTTTCTCCCATTGATCCGGAGACAGTAACAGGTCTCCGGATGTTTTGTTCAGGTCGGAAAAATGGCGAGAGAATTTGCGAAAGCATTTTACAAATCAAAAGAATGGGAGCAGGTCAGGGGATTCGTGCTGCAGCGCGATGCATACCTTTGCCGTAAGTGTGGCGCGCCTGCGGTCGATGTCCATCACATCATCCATCTGACACCGGACAATATAATGAACCCGTACATATCACTGAACCCTGGGAACCTGATCAGCCTGTGCAAGGATTGCCACTATGCCGAGCATCGTGGTGAGCATGGATTCGGCAGAAAAAAACAGGAAGCATATCCGTATGAGTTCGATGCTTCCGGGCAACTGGTAAAAAAAGAAAAATATTTTTAATCCCCCCGGTCAAAAATGAAACTGGCCTATACGGCGGGCCGATGGGGTGGCCATTTTTTTAGCCGGACATGCGCGCACATATCCCCCCAGTAAGAGGATTTTCTAAATCTTATGGAGAGAAAAAATTATTTGTCCTTATTTAAGAGGACTTACAAGTCAATACCGCAAAGTCAGTCGAAAAAGGCCAAAGAATTGATGGAAAGGGCCGCGGACATTGCCGTCATCCTTGACGAATGCAAGGAGCATTTAAGCAAAGAGGGGCTTGTCACGAGGATGCCGCAGGGAGATTATGAGATCGAGCGGGAAAATCCATACTCGAAAATCTTTGACGCAAAGATGAAGGCATATCTGGCTGTGATCCAGGCACTTGATAAGCTGATGCCGGACACAAAGACGGAAGGAGTCGCGAAGGCAGGTGAGGCCCTGGCTGCGTTTGTAGCCAAGGGCAAAGGATGAACTACGCTGAAAAGTACCTGCGGAAAATAGAGACAGGTGAGATCATCGCCAACGAAGAGATCACAGCGTTATACAAGAGACTGAAGAAGGAAATGCACGATTCTGCATGTCCTTTTTATTTTTCAGAAAAGCATGGTAATCACCCGATAGAGTTCATAGAAACATTCTGCAGGCATTACCAGGGCGAACATGCAGGGGAAAAGGTAAAGCTGGAATTATTCCAGAAAGCATTCGTTCAGACACTGTTTGGTTGGATAGAAAAAGACACGGGGCTGCGGCGGTTCAGGGAATACTTCTTTGAGGTGGCGCGAAAGCATGGCAAATCTTTTCTGTCTGCATGCATTGCCGTCTATATGCTTGTTGCTGATGGTGAGCAGGGCGCGGAGATCTATTCGGCAGCCACTAAACTGGACCAGGCAAAGATCATTTACAACGCCGCCAAAAATATTATTGATCAGTCAGAGGAACTGCGGGCACTGGTAAAGAGCACGCGGGAAGGCCTGACATTCAAAATGACAAGGTCGATCATGAAACCGCTGCCGAATGAATCAAAGTCACTGGACGGGTTAAATATACATTTCGCCGCCCTTGACGAAATCCACGAACAGCGGGACCGCAATATGTATGATGTGCTACGCCAGGGCATGAAAGCACGGCAGCAGCCGATGATCGGGTGTATCACAACATCCGGATTCAGAAGGGAAGGCCTTTATGACAGCCTGCATGAATATGCCGTGAATGTCGCAAAGGGCAACATAAAAGATGACAGGTTCCTGCCGGTCATTTATAAGCTGGACAAGCAGGAAGAGTGGACAAATCCAATCATGTGGATAAAAGCAAATCCGGGGCTTGGCACAATTAAGAGTTATGTGCAGCTTGCGGACGATGTAGAGCGGGCAAAGCAGGATCCTTCCTACCTGCCCACACTTCTGACGAAAGACTTTGACATGAAACAGACCGAACAGGCTGCATGGCTGCCGCTTGATGTGATCATCAATGAAACAGCCGTGCCGATGGAGCGTCTGTCAAAAAGCTATGCTATCGGCGGATGTGACTTGTCAGCCACAACTGATCTGACATGTGCAACGCTTCTGATCCGGAAGCCGGATGATGAAAACATCTATGTGCTGCAGAAGTATTTCCTGCCGCAGAAAAGGATCGATGACCTTGAAGAAACGCAGTCGAGAGAAGCGCCATATAAGCTGTGGCAGCAGCAGGGGTGGATCAATATCAATCAGGGGGCTCAGGTCGATTATCACGAAGTCACGAAATGGTTTGTGGAGATGGTTACAGAATATGACATCAGACCGCTCTGGATCTGCTATGACCGTGCACTTTCCGGATACTGGGCGCCGGAGATGGAGGAAACAGGATTCGAAATGGAGAAGATCCCGCAGGGACCGTTCACATGGTCCCAGCCCATGAAGGAGATGGGAGCAGCATTCGCGGATCATAAAGTCATATACCAGAACAATCCGATCCTGCGGTGGTGTCTTGCAAATACGGCGGCAAAGGCACTGAACAAGGACGGAATAGAGACGATCCAGCCGGTGAAGATGCAGAGCAACCTGCGAATCGACGGAATGGTATCTTTGCTTAATGCGTGGGTTGGATATGTCAGGCATTACGATGAATTCATGCCGTATTTGAGGTAAGAAGATGGGCTTTTTAGACTTTTTTAAAAAACCGAAGAAGGGAACATATCAGACATGGCAGGAACTGGGAGAATATAATGCGTTCTTTTCACGCTTCGGTGCGAACCTGTATGAGTCTGATATTGTGAGGGCTTGTGTCCGGCCGCTTGCGGACTTCACGGCGAAAGCAGAAGCCCGCTGTTCGGATCACGCGCTTGAGCAGCTTCTGAATAACCGCCCTAATATGTACATGAACGGCCGTGATTTCCTTTACAAGATCCGGGTGCGGCTTGAATTGCAGAACACGGTCTTTATTTACATCCAGAGGGATGACCGGCTTAAGGTGACAGGACTGTATCCGGTGCCTTGCGATTCATTCGAAGCGCTTGAATATAACGGAAAGCTGTTCATCCAGTTTCATTTTGCAACAGGCCGGCAGCAGCTGACGCTGCCGTGGGAAGATCTGGCAGTGCTCCGGAAGGATTATAACCGGTCCGATATTGCCGGGGACAGGAATGCTGCGATCCTTGACGCGCTGGAACTGATCAATACTTCAAATCAGGGCATCGAGAATGCGATCAAATCCACGGCGAACCTTCGTGGCATCCTGAAAAGCACAAAGTCGATGCTGGCACCGGAGGATACCAAAGCGCAACGGGACCAGTTTGTTAAGGATTATCTGAGCCTTGAAAATGAAGGCGGCATTGCCAGCCTGGATGCCACTCAGGAGTTCACGCCTATCAAGATGGAGCCGGTAGTGGCTTCCTTCGAGCAGATGAAGGAGTTCCGCGAATCCGTATATCGGTATTTCGGCGTCAATGATGACATCATCATGGGCAATATGGATTCCGGGAAGATAGAAGCATTCTATGAGCTCCGGATCGAGCCGTTCCTTGTAGAACTCAGCCGTGAACTAACGAGCAAGATCTACAGCGGACGGGCGCAAAGCTTCGGAAACTGGATCGTATACGAAGCAAACAAGCTGCAGTTCGTCAGCCTGGACAAAAAGATAAGCCTGTTTAAAGAGGTTGTACTGTATGGCGGCATGACGATCAATGAGTGGCGCTTGGGCTGCAATATGGCACCGCTTGAAGGCGGAGATATCCCGATCATGAGAAAAGACGCGGCACAGGTAGACGCGTCGGCACAGGAGGAAGAGAACAATGAAGAATAAAGAAACACGGATGTATGACTTTGAGATCCGGGCAGAGCAGAACGAGGAACATGGCCATTTTGTTGAAGGCCGTCCAATCGTGTTCGATTCCGTTACGGATCTGGGTTTTTTCAGTGAGCGCATTGCCCCTGGCGCACTGGACGCAACTGACCTGCGGGATGTCAGGTTCCTTGTAAATCATGACACCAGCATGATCCCGCTGGCAAGGTCCAGAAACAACAATGCGAACAGCACCATGCAGCTGTCCATTGATGAACAGGGCATGAAGATCCGCGTTGATCTTGATACAGAAGGCAACACGGAAGCAGCTAACCTATACTCGGCGATCAAACGCGGGGACGTATCCGGAATGTCCTTTATGTTTATCACTGATAAGGATAGCTGGGAAGGTTTGGACACAGACCATCCGACCAGGACGATCGAGAGAATCTCGAAAGTCTTCGAGGTGAGTGCGGTCACTTTCCCGGCATACGAGCAGACGAGCATTGAAGCAGCGAGCGCGGATGAGACGCTGGAAAGCGCCAAATCAGCACTGGAGAGTGCGCGTGAGGAGCAGAGAAAGCAGGAAGCTCGTGAAGAAATCAGAAAAATACTTGGAGGTAAATCGAATGAATGAGATGAACCTTGAGCAGCTGGAAGCCAGGGCGGCAGAGATCACGGCAGAGCTGGAGACGGCAAGCGAGGAAAAGCTTGCTGAACTGAAGGCAGAGGCCAAAGAGATCGCAGAAAGGCGCGAGGAGCTGCAGGCTGCAGAGACACGCAAAGCAGAGGCAGAAGCACTTAATAATGGCACTGCCAAGCCGGAAAAAGTAATTGAATCTACCGACACGATGGAGGTTAAAAAGATGTTTGGAATTGAAACGAAAGAATACAGAGAAGCTTTTATTGCTAACCTTGTAGGACAGGCAACCGAAGAGCAGAGAGCGATCCTTGCCGACAATACCACCTATGGTGACGGCATCAGCCTGCCGGTAGCGCTTGATACTGCTATCTGGGACCAGGTCCATACCGCTCATCCGATCCTTGCGGATGTTGCAAAGATCAATGCTGGTATGCCGATCAAGGTCACCAAGGTCACTCCTGCTGCTATTGCCAAGAAGAAGGACAGCGATGCGTCTGCTGAGCAGACCATGACCACCGCTGAAGTTGTCCTGGTTGGCGCTGATTATCATACTTATGTGACTCTGTCCTACGCTGAAGCGAAGATGAGCCAGGGCGCTGTAGAGGCATTCCTTGTCAAGGAGATCGCTGACGCTATCGGCGAAGCTCTTGCTAAGGATGTTTTTGCCAGGATCCTGTCCGATGCCACTACTGCTCAGAAGGTCACAGCTACTACTGACACCTTCGCAGATCTGAAGGGTGCACTTGCTAAGGCCGTTCAGGCTGGCAACCCGGTCATTTATGCCCCGGCAACATCTTACTATGAGATTGTGGGCGCTATGAATGACAACGGCGGCATGCCGTTCAATATGGGCGTGGCTCTTGGCTGCCAGGTCAAGCTGGACAATGCAGCTACCGGCATCACTGTTGTTGACCCGTCCATGTTCGCTCTGAATGTTATCCAGGACACCATGATCGAGTCCGAGCGCGATACAAAGAACGCTTGTTTCGTGATCTCCGGTTACATGAGAGCAGAGGGCTGCTTGAGAAAGACCAAGGCCGCTGCATACATCGCCTGATAATCAAGAAAGGAGCGGCCCATGCTTAGAGATGACGTCAAGATTGCGCTCCGGATCCAGACGAACCTGCTGAACAATGAGATTGATAACACCATAAAGGAAGCCGGGGCGGAGCTGATCCGCTCCGGAGTCCCTGCGGAGGTTGTCAGCGCAGAGGGCGCGCTGATTCGCCGGGCAATCATCACATACTGTCAGATGATGCTTGCAAATGACAAGACGATGGCCGAAGGATATCAGCGTAGTTTCGAGTACCAGCAGGACTGCCTGCGCAAGTCAACGCTGACAGTCGATGAGGATGGCACCGAGGAAGGTGATGGCAATGTATAACGAGGTCATTACCCTTGTGGCGGAAGAAAAGCAGCCGGATGAATATGGTGATCTTCAGATCACGGAAAGCACACGGGACATATTCGCAACGCTTAAAAGCATCAGTCAGTCTGAATTCTATCAGGCACAGGCTGCAGGATTAAAACCGGAAGTGAAGTTTGTGATCGCTGATTACCTGGACTATGAAGACGAAAAGGTGATCAGATATACGCCATACGGTGCAAGCACTCCGGAAGAGTACCGGGTACTTCGGACATATCGTGACGGCAATACGCTTGAGATCGTCTGCAAGAGAGGTGTTGATGAATGAGCACACCGAAATCGGTGATTAAATTCAAAAAGAATGAGATCACTTATACATCTTCGGTCGATTATGCGCAGTACACCATCACGGAGTTATCAAGAGCAGCACTGAGGGATGTCGGGAAAATGCTCGCCCGGTACGCGAATACGGCGGCAAGGAACGCAAAGATCCATGTAAAGCCGGTGGGTAAGAAAAGCCCTTTCCAGTATTGGGTAAGGTCACGGGAGACGGATCTGCAGGTCGGTGTTGAGCATACCGGACATAAAGACGAATGGTATGGCGTAAGCCAGGAACTGGGCACCAGTGGGATGCCGAAGCTGGCCATTCTGACGGAAACAGCGCGGAGCCATATTGCGGAGATCCGTGAGATCGAATCAAAGTATCTGACAGGCGTAAATGCTGACGTGCCGGATCTTACCGGATGTAGTGAGGAAGATTATGAAGGAGGCGGGGAATGAGTAAGACAAAAGACCTCAGGAAGGTCATTCAGGCGCAGCTGCTTACAATCTGTGGAAATGTCTTTTATGAGACCGCGCCGACGGATAAGATGTATCCTCACATCGTCTGGGATATTGAACGGATAGATTTAGGGGATCTCTACCGGGATGATTTGATCCTTGACGTGGACATCTGGGACCGTTCAGCGGATGCAAAGAACGCAGATGATATGGCGGACGCGCTGGAAGCGGTTTTCAACGCCGCGAATCTTCCACAGGAAACCGTGCTGCCGACTTTCTTCAGGATCGACCGGAAGAATGTACCGGATGAAGATAAGAAGATCAAGCACCGGGCGCTTACGTTTCAAATTCAAAATTATGAGAGGTAACTGATATGGCAAATACCAAATACAATTCAACCGGTGTGATCGCTGCCGGAGATTATCATGCGGTTAAATTTGTCGGAAAAACCAAAAGCGGCAAGGCAGTAACCATCGAGATGGCTAAGGCTATCAATATGGGAAATATTGACTGGGCATTCGCTGAGAAAAATGATGTGGTTGCACAGATTGTCTTTACCGGCGTATATGACAACACTGACAGCATGACCGTAGAAGAAGCTGATTATGCAGCACCTTACACGATCGAGCTGGAGGATGGAATTGCAGCCGGAGCTGCCGAGGTGATGCTGGGTGCTGGTCTTGTCTATGTCGACAATAACCTTGTCGCGCTGACCAGAGGCGGCAGCCAGTTCACTTCCACGCGTGAATTCCGTCGGATCAACGCTGACGGTGATCGTGGAGCCGTAGAAGGCCGCATCGTGATGGATGCAGAAGAGCCCACGCTTACGCTGAATGCTCTGACGATTCTGACCAAGCTGGCAAGCCTTTATCCGGCAATGGGTACAGTTTAAGCGGTTAAGTGGGCGGTCTCCGGATCGCTCACTTTTTTGCTATATGGAGGGAGAAAATGAGGGGACTTATTGGTTCGGATCTATTCCGGGCGATGCGTATTGTGAAATATGCGGGCATCCAGGAAGAGATTGAAAAGATCGCGCTGGAGACATCAGAGGGCAAACAGCTCAAGCAGGCAGAGGTTGGGGCAAGGTTTATCATTGCCTGCGTTGTCGGATGCTCAAACACGAAAGCGGAAGCGGAGATTTGGAGCTTTTTGGCTGATCTGACAGAGAAAAAGGCAGATGAACTGAAAAATATGGATTTAAGTGACCTTATGACTGAAATTGAGGCGCTGGCGGAGTATATCAGCCGCTACGATTTCGTTGATTTTTTCGCACGGCTGTCACGCTTGATTTCTCGCGGGTAATTGAGCTGACAGCAAGCTACAATTCGGACTTCCTTCTTGGGCTTCCGGCAGCTGATTATCTGACATTCCTTCGGGACGTGGCAGAAAAAGAAAAAGAGCAATACATACACCGTCAATGGTGCGCGCTTCTGCCTTATATGCACATGAAATATTTGAGATATGTCACATTCCAGGATTACCGGGATCAGATCCTTGGGAAGAATATAGACTGGCGTGATACGGATACCATTGTGAATGAACTGAAGCAGCTGCATGGATTGGAGTAGTTTATGGATATTTTCAAACTTGTTGGATCCGTGTTTATAGACACGGGCGAGGCTGAACAGTCGCTTTCAAAAGTTGATGAAAAGGCGGAAAAGACCGGCGGGAAACTGGCCGGTATGGCCGGGACTTTCGGCAAGGCTGCGCTTGGCGTTGGTGCTGCGGCTGTTGGAGCCGGTGCGGCTATCCTTGGTATGGCCAACAATGCTGCCGGCGTGGCTGATGAGATCGACAAGGGATCCATCCGCATGGGTGTCAGCACTACAGCATACCAGGAACTGAAATATGCTGCGGGCCAGTGCGGCGTTGAGATGAGCACACTGGAAAAGGCAGCAAAGAAACTGGAAGGCACTGACATGAACTTTGATGAAGCAATCAATCAGATCATGTCGTTAGGCACC